CGTTCGGGACTGTGGGTGAGAACGGGCAGAAGCCGCAGTTCTCGGTGACGCACCCGACGCCGCAGATCGACGCACTCACGAAGATCGCCGGCTGGTACAACGAGTCGGACGAGATCCTCGAGGACTACGCGTGGCTCGCGTCGTCGATCAACAACCGCGCCCTGTACGAGCTCCTGCTCGTCGAGGAAGCGCAGCTGCTGAACGGCAACGGCACCGGCGCGAACCTGCGTGGTCTCCTCAACCGCACGGGCGTGCAGACCGCTACCGCAACGACCGCGACCCTCGCGGACGAACTGTTCAAGGCGCAGACCGCGGTGCAGACCGCGTCGGGTCTCACCGCAGACGCGGTGGTGCTCAACCCGGCCGACTACCAGGTGCTGCGCCTCGCGAAGGATGCGAACGGCCAGTACTACGGCGGCGGCATGTTCCAGGGCCAGTACGGCAACGGCACGCTCACCGAGCAGCCGCCCGTGTGGGGTCTGCGTACGGTCACGACGCCCGCGATTGCGCAGGGCACGGCCGTTGTGGGTGCGTTCCGTCAGGCCGCGACCATCTACCGCAAGGGCGGCGTGCGCGTCGAGGCGACGAACTCGCACGACGACGACTTCACGAACAACCGCATCACGGTGCGCATCGAGGAGCGTCTCGCGCTCGCCGTGCGTCGCCCGTCGGCGTTCGTGAAGGTCACGATCTCGGACGAGCCCGCCGAGGGCTAGCCGATCCAGGTGCTGTGGGCGGGTTTCGGCTCGCCCACAGCACCGTATCGAGGAGTGGTCATGAAGAACTACACGGTGATGGTGCGGGGTATCCCGCACCGCATGCAGCTGGACGAAGAGCACGCGAAGCGGCTCGGCGCGGTACCGATCGAGGAAGCCGTAGCGCATTCGGTCGCGTCGCCGAAGCCGGTGCGTAAGGGCCGGGCTCCAGCGAACAAGAACCGCACGGTGGCAGACAAGTAGGGGGCGCGGATCGTGGACTATGGCGACATGCTCACGGGCACTATCGATCCGATGGAGGCCGCTCAGGCCGCGATCCGCGACTACTGCGGCTGGCACGTCGCGCCGCAAGTGCGCGAGACCATGATTCGCGACGGTAACGGCAGGCACCTGCTGAAGTTGAAGACGATGCGGATCGTCGAACTGCATCAGGTGCTCGTTGACGGCCGCGACGTGACGGAGCGTGTGCGATGGTCTGAGGCCGGCATGCTCGAGGGCGTCCGGTTCCCGAACCGGTTCCGATCGGTCGAGATCGACCTCACTCATGGATTCGAGCCGGGCGAGGTCGGCGCGATCGCGGGTGTGCTGAGCCGGTCGGCGAAGCGGTTCGGCACAGACCCGACGTTGCGGTCGCAGGCGGTCGGTGGTGCGTCGGTGTCGTACCTCACGAGTGCCGGCGGTGGCGGTCTGTCGCATCTGCTCACTGCGGATGAGAAGGCAGACCTCGACGGCTACCGCCTCACTTGGGGGGTCTAATGGTCACGTATCTGCGCCCGACGAAGGCGCTTGATCCGTACTCGGGCCTACCGACCGGTCTCGATTGGATGAACCCGCAACGGGTCGATGCGCCGGCGGCGTTCATCCTCAACTCGAGCACGTCCGAGACGACCGACGGCCAGTCGGACAGTGCAACTGTCGGATGGGTGCTCTATATCCCCGAGGGGGAGGTTGAGCCGCATCCCGGCGACAAGGTCGAGCTCGACGGCGTCACGTTCGCGCAGAACGGTCGCCCGCTGCGGGAACGAAACCCGTTCACAGGGTGGGCGCCGTACGCGCAGGTCAGGCTCACGATGCAGGAGGGCGACTGATGGAGTTCAACGACGGGTTTTTCAAGGAGATCCTCGAGAGCGAGAAGGTCGGCGATCTGTGTGAGACGGCCGCGGATGCTGTGCATGGGATTGCGTACGCGAATGCGCCGGTCGAGTCTGGTGACTACCGCGACGGGTTGAAGGTGAAGCGGCAGCGCAGCGGAGACCGCGTTACCGCGCTTGTCGTCGGCGAGGACTGGAAAACTCTTCTCGTCGAGTCGCAGACCGGTAACCTCGCTCGCGCGGTGCGGGCGGTGAAGCGGCGATGATCGTCGTCCATTCTGACCTGGAGCAGTGGCTGTGCGGATGGTTGCGTGGCCGACTCCCGGCGTTCGGCATCAACCCGTCATGGGTGTCGAACGCGGAACGGTCGTCGACTGCCGGCGGCGCGCCAAACGCTCCTGGCGAGCTGCACATCATTATCCGAGTCGACGCCGGCCCAGAGGGCGACGTCGGCATGAAAGATTCCACGATCGGTGTGACCGTGATTGGCCCGAACCGTGCGGCATTGAAGCCGACCGGTGACGCCGCTCGCATGATCGTCGCACTGATTAAGGGCGAGACACCAGAAGCGGTGTCGCCCATCGCAAACGTACAGGTCACCAGCGGCCCGTACACTGTGCCGTCGAGTAACGACGAGGCCCGCTACTATGCGGTGCTCGAAGCGACCTCGGTCGGCACACAACACCAATAATCGGCCCCACGCGGGCTAAACGCCACCCACCCACGGGTGGCGTTTGTCGTTTCCACAGAAAGGGAAGCAAATGGCAGACGCACGGGGCCGTGATGTAAACGAGGCCCTCATCTACGTGACCGGGTTCGCGGGTATCGCGCCCGTCGAGCAGGAGAACGTGATCACTGCGGTGCAGCTCGGCGCCGACACTCTGACCGTACCCTCCGGCTTCAAGTACCTCGGTCTCCGCACCTCGGATGGCGGGCCGGAGCAGTCGCGAGAGGCGGGCGACGCGATCGAGTTCCTCGAGGATGGGTTCTCCATCAACGCGGACGGTTCGATCACGGTCGCGATGACGCTCGCGCAGTACAACGAGATCACCCGAGAACTCTCCCTCGGCAGCGCGCCCGACGCGAACGGTGTCATCAAGGTCAAGGACACCACGAACTCGAACCAGTACATCGTGCTGCTCGAGTCGGTGTACAAGTCCGGTGCGATCAAGCGTGAGCACGGTGTCGTCCGGGTCTCCGAGATCTCGAATGGCAAGGACGAGCGAGGCACAGTGAACGGCATCGCCGTCACGTTCCAGTGGGTTCGCCATGAGCTGTTCGACAACTCCTACTACTGGGAGGCGTACGTCGAGGGCGAGACGACGGAGCCTGTCGAGCCGTAGCAGTACCGGCGCGGTCGGGAACGCTTCGGGGTCGTGCCCGGCCGCGCCTTTAACCCCGCAACCCCGTCACCCTGAAAGGAAACCGTTATGGCTACTCGCAAGAATGCGCCTGCCGCCGCCGAGTTCGACGACTGGTCGGACGAGCGCGAGGCTGAGGTACTCGAATCCATCGCAGAGCAGACGCGCGTCAAGCATGTCATCACCGCGGAGAAGCAGTTCTACGGCCGATTCGTTGACGGTGAGATCATCGGCCCGATCCCGTTGAAGCTGTCGCTCGCGACGCTCGAGGCACTCGACGAAGCGGGTGAGGCGCCCGTCGACCAGATGTCCACGCTGTTCACTCTGCTCGGCATGGAGACTGAGGCAGAGTCGGTTCGGGAGCGAGACCTCGCTGAGGTGATGAGTCTCGCGGAGAAGTATTTCGGTGCGCTCAACAAGCTTACGAACGTGGTGGTCGGCTCGGGGAAATAGCGTTCGTCGCCCAGGTCATGCACGACTATCCGGACGAGCTCGCAGTGACGCTGCGGGGCGAGTTCGGGGTGTCGGTCTATGACGTGGGCGACGCCGTCTCCCCAGGTGAGGCGTTCTCGCTCATCAAGGTCGCCTATCAGGACCCGTCGACGCGGCTCGGCGCCGCGGTGCAGAAGTGGGAGTATCCCGCCTCAATGGTTGACCTCGTGCAGATCGCCGCAGCGACCGGAGACAAGAGCGACGAAGTCCTGCCGTGGAGCGCACGCCAGCGACTTGATGAGTTGGCGGACCGCAAGGTCACTGAATCCGATGTGGAGGCGGGCCGGGCACGGCTCGCGCAGGTATCAGCGTTCCGGCGGATGCCGGACTTCGATGGGTAGGAGGCTGCTGTGGCGGATTCGATGGTCGGACATGGCTACGTGCAGATCACGCCGTCGATGCGGGGATTCCGTAAGACGGTGAATCGTGAGGTGGAGGGGACTGCCGGCGAGGCCCGGCGGTCATTCTCCGCCCGCATGAAGTCGGCTGGCCGCGAGTCCGGGCAGTCGCTCGGTACGTCTCTGAAGCAGACGCTGACGGCGTCGGCTGGGGATCTTGGCGCGGGTGCGCTGAAGGGTCTCGAGTCGAACGTCGCGAAGGCTGCCGGAGCGCTCTCTACTGCCCGCCTGAAGCAGCAGGACGAGGCCGGCAAGGTTCGTGTCGCGGAGGCGAAACTCGCGGAAGCGATGAAGAAGTACCCGGAGGGTGCCTCACAGATCGTCGCCGCTGAGGAGCGTGTTGAGACGGCACGGCGGCGGCACAAGGACGCGACCGACAAGGTCACTGACGCCTCCGACAGACTACGCACAGCGCAGGACCGGCTCAAGACCGCGACCGACCGCGTCGCGGATTCCGTCGACAAGGTGAAGCTCGGGTCGTTCGCGCAGCAGCTGCGCGACGGATGGAAGGACGCGCGCGTCGCGAACTCCCAGTTCTCGGGCGTCGCATCCTCGATCGGTGGCATCGCTCGCGCGGTGTCGAACGCGTCTGGGCTGTCGAAGCTGGGTGGCATCGCCCGAGCTGCAGCGCAGCGTACGTCGACGGCGTTCGGTTCGCTCGCGACGATGATCGGCGGCAAGCTCTCCGCAGGATGGACGGCCGCGTCGTCGTGGCTGTCGGGCGTAGCGGGTCGTGTCGGCGGATTCCTTGCCCCGGTGGGGCAGCTGTTCTCCAACCTCGGGACGAAGCTCGCGACGCCGTTCGTGAACCTCGGCACGAAGATCGCTGGACATCTGAAGCCGGTCACGGACTCGGTGAAGGCGTTCGCGTCGAAGCTGCCTGGCCCGATGGGCAGCGCAGCTTCCGGTATCGGGTCGACCCTCGCATCTGGCCTGTCCGGCCTCGTCGGCAAGATTGGCACAGTCGGGCGGGACCTCGGCGCGCGGTTCGCTTCCTCCGTGCAGTCGGCGGCGACCGCTGGCGTCGCTGGTGTCGCTGCTGCTGTAGGCGCGGCTCTCGCGGGCGGTATGGGGCGACTCACGTCGCTCGACGAGTCGATCGCGAAGATGAAGGGCCTCGGATTCGCGTCCGAGGACATCGAGAAGGCGATGCAGATCGCCAACGATGCCGCGGTCGGCACGTCATTCGCGATGAACGATCTCGCGTCGGCTGCGGCAATGGCGATGACGGCCGGGATTAAGCCGGGCGAGCAGCTTGTCGGCTACCTCGATTCGATCAAGGGCGCGGCGACGGCGTCGGGTGCGCCGGTGCAGGAGATCGCGTCGATCTTCGGCAAGGTTGCGACCGCTGGCACCGCGTACACGACGGAGATTCAGCAGCTCGCGGACCGTCAGATCCCGATTTGGGGCGAACTCGCCGAGGTCATGGGGGTGCCTGCGGCCGAGGTGAAGAAGCTCGCGTCGGAAGGCAAGATCGACCTCGTCACGTTCCAGACCGCGGTCACGAACGCGACCGGCGGCATGGCCGAAGAGATGGGCAAGACTCTGCCAGCGAAGATCGCGAACACGCGGTCGGCGTTCTCCCGGCTCGGCATGGCGCTGCTCGGCACGAAGATGGAGGGCGACGAGCTCGTCGGCGGCTTGTTCCCGGCGTTCAAGTCGTTCTTCGACATGGTGCGCACGGGCGTCGACGCGGTGACCGCGCTCATTGGCCCGTTCTTTGAGAAGTGGACGACGTCGGGTGGCGGGAAGCTCGTAGAGCTGTTCGATTCGCTGACCGAGAAGTTCACGAGCTTCAAGGAAACCGTGTCGGACGGTGGCGGGCTGGATGCCCTCGGCGGGCAGGCGACGAACCTTGCTGCGGTGCTTGCGCCGGTCGGTGCGGCGCTTGCTGCAATCGGTATCGGTGGTCTAGCTCCGCTGCTGGCGCGCATCCCGGTGCTGGGTGGGATGCTCGGTGGCCTCGGCGGCGCGTTCGCGTTCCTCGGCGGCCCGATCGGGATCGCGGCGGCGGCGATCGCCGCGTTCATGGCCACGGGCGCCGACTCCAGCGCTCTCGTGTCCGGGTTGACGGGAATCATCGATTCGGTGCTCGCCATGCTCCCGGGCTTGATCGACACGGTCGTGAAGGTCATCCCCGGCATCGTCGACGGCATCCTGAAGGCTGTGCCGGAGCTGCTGACGGCGGCGACCGGCATCGTGCAGGGGCTGATCGGCGGCATCGTGAAGGCGACGCCGCTGCTCGCCAAGGGCTGGGTGCTGCTGCTGAACGGCCTGATCAACGCGGTCGTGCAGAACCTGCCAATGATCATCCAGGCCGCGGTGACGCTCGTCACGACCCTGATACAGGGGATCGTGCAGGCGCTGCCACTGTTGATCCAGGGCTCCATATCGCTCATCACTGGCCTGATTCAGGGCATCGTCACGAACCTGCCCATGATCATCGAGGCCGCGATTCAGCTGGTCATGTCGCTGATCGAGGGCATCATCTCGATGCTGCCGACGCTGATCGAGGCGGCGATCTCGCTCGTGACCACGCTGATCACAGCGATCGCAGAGAACCTGCCTCTGATCATCGAGGCCGGTATCGGGCTACTCCTCGCCCTCGTGACGGGCCTGCTCGACGCACTGCCTGAGCTGATAACCGCGGTGCTCGAGCTGATTCCCGCGATCGTGACGACCCTGCTGGAGAACCTGCCACAACTGGTGTCGGCGGCGTTAGAGATGATCCTGGCGATTGCTGGCGGGCTGATTCAGGCGATCCCGGAGCTGGTCGCGGCGATCCCGGAGATCATCGCGGCCGTGTTCACCGCATTCACTGAGGTCGATTGGCTGTCGCTTGGTGGCGACATCATCGCGGGCATCGTCGAAGGCATTGTGAATGCCGGCGGGCAAATCTGGGATGCGCTGCTCGAGATCGTCGGTGACGCCTGGCAGGGAGTCAAGGACTTCTTCGGAATCGCTTCACCGTCACGGCTCATGCGCGACACGATCGGTAAGCAGATCCCGGCGGGTCTCGCGGTCGGTATCAAGCAGGGCGCGAGCGAGTCGACGAATGCCGCTTTGGCGATGTCGAAGCAGGTCGCGTCGGCTGCGCAGACCGCAGCCACGTATTCCTCGAGCGTGGACGTGCAACGCACCGACACGGGCCTCGCGGTCACGGATGCAGCGGGCCTCACGGTCAACTTCACCGTGAATGGCGAGAAGGGTCAGGATGTTGACGAGCTCGTCGACATCATCATGCAACGTCTGGGTGGCGTAAGCCGGAGGTTCCGATGAGCAGTGGTGTGCGGGTCGAGTACGGCGGGATCATGTTCCGGGGGAAGGGCTACACAGCAGTCCCTGGGGACAAAACGTTCGGTATTGCTCGTAGTGGCCTGCAGGGGTTTGATGCTCCT